TGGTTGGTTTAGCAACGCTGGCGATGAGCCAATTGATGCTATCCTTGCCCATGAGATAGGTCACGCTTTCCTCAATAACCACCGTATGACTTCTCGTGAACGTGAGAAGATTGTGGAAGCTCTTGGGAAAGAATTCGGCATCGTTAATCCATACGGAGCCGGTGTGGCGATCTATGCCGCTAGGTTGGATGAGATTATTGCTCATCGCAAGAATAAGTCCAAGATCAAGCGCGGGATTAGTCAGTACGCAGCTACTAACAGCGATGAGATGATGGCCGAGATCTGGGCCGAGTACACGATGAATCCTAAGCCTCGGCCACGTGTTAAGCGAGTTGGTGATATATTGAAGTCAATCATCGAGGAGAGTAAATCCTAATGAGTCATAGCCTACCGATCGAATGCAACTCGTGTATTCATCGACTCACTAATAGCTCATGTAGGGCTTTCTCCCAGATCCCCGAAGACATCGTGGTGTGGGCAGCCCCGCATGACAAGCCAACGCCTTCTCAAAAAAATGAGATAGTGTGGCAGTTCAAACCGGGCAAAGAATCGGAACTCGAGGACTGGAAAAGTCTTCAGAACGCAGGGAGAACGAAATGAGTCTGGGACTCACGAAGCCGGGAGCGTCAGCGGCGCTGCGGCACCCGAAGACTGGCGAGCTGCTCCTGCCGATTGGCTATTTGCCGAACGGTAAGGCCATCATGCCGATTCTCGGAGCGTCTTCAGATGATCCCGATGACCCCGCCTTTACCGGAGAGGGCGGAACCCGGGGTCAGGACGACGATGACGAAGACGACGAGGAGGATGAAGAAGAGGAAAAGCCCAGGCCTCGGAAATCCACCAAGAAGTCCCGTCGTGTCGATGACGAAGACGAAGATGATGATGAAGACGACGAAGAGGACAAGCGTCCTCGAGTTGTTCGTCAAGCCGCCCGATACCGTACTCGTCTCCGTGCTCAGGAGAAAGAGAACGAAGACCTCAAGGCCCGACTCAAGGCGATCGAGGATCGCGATCGACCGGAGGACGAGGTTGTTACTCGTGATCTGACGGAGGCTCGATCCAAGATCGAATCACTTTCCGAGGTCAATCGAATCATGACTGCTCAGCTGGCTTTTTTCAAGACTCCGGCCGGTATCGAGTGGGTCGATCCTTCTGATGCATTCGCCCTGGCGGAGCGAGAAGGGCTCTTCGATGACGTGATTGACGAGGATGGTACGGTTGACACGCGCGAACTTCGACGCGGGCTCCGTGATCTCGCCAAGCGCAAGAAATACCTCGTCAAGAATGCCGAAGACGACACCAAGGCCCGTGGCCGGAAGTCGACGGACGAGGACGATGAGGAAGAAGACGAAGAGCCGCGCTCTCGTCGGTCCGCAGCGTCCATGAATAGCAGTCGCAAAGGCAGCAAGACGAAAGGGCCGGACCGCAAGGAATTGGCCAAAAAGTTCCCTGTTCTCAATCGGCTGTGATTCACTCCCGAAGGTCTGTGGCCTAACGGAACCAAAAGCACCACCAAGGGCTACGTTCCCAAGACAATGAAGGGAGTGAACGTGAGCCGTATTGACAAGTATGGTCCCAAGACCGGTGGCTTTCGCGCGCCGCTGAATGCGGCCTGGACTGCTACCTCGGGACCGGCTGGGGTCACCGACCTCAACCGAGTTATCGTCGTCGCTCTGAACGGCTCCGGCCGAGTCATCAAGGCGACCACCGCTGCTACGGCTGTTGGTGTGGTCATCGTCACCAAGGCCATGGCTGCTGGCGAGATCGTCGATGTCATGACTGCTGGCGAGATCGTCGAGTTGGATCTCAACGACATCCAGGGTGCTACAGCCCCAACTGCGGGCACGAAGTATTTCCTGGAAACCACGGCTTCCCGCCTGGCGGCTACTGCCCCCGGTGCCGGAGTCAACGGCTTCTATGTCGGCACGACTGTCGAGGCTGGTCGCCTCGTGGTCCGTACCGGCTCCTTCCAGGGCTGAGGGGACCACACAACCATGAACACTTCTTTCCCGAAGCCGACCGTTGGCTCTCGCGGTCTCTGGACTCCCGATCTGGTCATGCCCGCAGGCGTTGGTGGTAGCACGCCGAAGCGTGGTATGGAGCTGGTTAACCTCAAGGCTCTGGGTATTCTGCCTGGTGTCTTTGGTGGTGCGAACCGGCTCGGTACCCACGTCGCTGCCGATGTGGTCACGCAGACCGCCGATGGCACTGACCTGAACTCCATCTGGACGGAGTTCATGGATCTTCTCAACGCCGTGAACCAGCCGCGCCAGAACCTCATCAACTTCCTGACGCTGCCGGTCACCAACCCGACCGACACTGTTACCCAGCCGGGTGCTGGCGTGGACTTCGAAGAGGCTTCGGAGTTCGGTGAGCCGGTTGGTTCGCGTATCCAGCCTGCTTACTTCCAGCTGGGTTACACGTTCAAGTGGTACGACCTCGCCGCTCGTTACACCTGGCAATACCTGGCGGATGCCACTGACCAGATGGTCAACGACGTGGCAAACGCTTCGGTCGAGGCCTACTACCGGCTGCTTCTGTTCAACGTGCTGAAGACCTTCTTCAACCCGACGAACCTCACGGCCACCATCCGGGGCAACGCGTATAACGTCTACAAGTTCTACAACAACGACGGTACCGTCCCCCCGGCGTACAAGAACAACACCTTCGCGGGTACGCACACGCACTACAAGACCTCCGGTGCGAACAACGTTCTCGAGGCGACCGACCTTGACACGATGGTCGTCGACGACTTCGCCAGCCACGGCTACTCGATCGAAAACGGCTATCGCCTGGTCGTCATGGTCAACACCGTCGTGGGCAACCAGATCCGGAACTTCCGGAGCGCGGTCAACACGGCGCAGGCGGTCGCTGGCAACTACGGCCGGTACGACTTCATTCCGGCACAGGGTCAGCCGGGGCAGATCCTTCCCCAGACGACTCAGCTGTTCGGCACGTCGCAGGTTGCCCCGAGCCTCGGTGGTCTCACGGTCATCGGTACCTACGGGCCACTGACGATCGTGCAGGAAGACTACCTGCCGACGACCCACATCGCTGCTTTCGCTTCGGGTGGTCCGGACAACCTCCAGAACCCGATCGGTCTGCGTCAGCACCAGAACACCGGGCTCCAGGGTCTGCGGCTGGTCAAGGGTCGCAACGCGGACTACCCGCTGATCGACTCGTTCTGGGCTACCGGTTTCGGTACCGGTATCCGTCAGCGTGGTGCTGGCATCGCGATCGAACTGTCCTCGAACGGTACCTACACCGTTCCGGCCGTCTACGCCTGATAGGGAGGGCCTGAGATGCGTAAAATCAACTGGGAATCGGCCCTCTCCGATGAGGATATCGCTTGGCTCCGTACCACGGGCCAGCCGGGCATGGAGGAGCGCATCCAGGCTCACCAGGCTCAGTACGACGCGCAGGTGCCGGACGAGGAATTCGTCGAGGACACCGTGACTCGGTCTGCTCTCGATCCGACGGCTCGGTCTTCCACTCCGGCAGCAACCGGCGATGGTCCCGTGCTGATCGACCCTCGCGAAGCGGGTCGGGTGGACGACGAGATCGCGGACGACTACGACTCGTGGAAGAAGCCGGAACTCGAGGCGGAGGTCAAAGCCCGCAACGAAATGGCTGACACCTCGGAGGTGGAAGTCCAGGGCACTGGCAAGGATGGTGCTGTGTTGAAGGAGGACCTGGTGAAAGGGCTTCGGCTCTGGGACCGGGAGAACCCGGACGCGCTGACCGACTGATCAACGCAGATCTAGGAAAGGGCTCGGACTTCGGTTCGGGCCTTTTCTTGTGAGAGAAGACAGATCTAAGAATGCTACTCAGAATCCACTTTACCATTCCCATGATACGATTCCATCAACTCCAGAGAAGAGGTGAAAACCCATGGCTACGCAGGATCAGGTCGCAACCTTGCGGCGAATGACAGCTCTCGCCGATGACGATGCAGTCTACACCGACTCACTGCTCGGAGGGCTGATTGACGACCTCGGCTTTGAGACCGCCGCAGCGCAAATCTGGCGCGAAAAGGCGGCTGCTGCGGCCACCCTGGTCGACACAACCGAATCGGGCTCTAGCCGGGCTCTCAGTCAACTTCGTAAGGGCTTTCTGGAGATGGCCACGGCCGTGAACCCGGTGGTGGATTCAACCGGAGGCGGATCATTCACGGTGGAGATCGAACGGATATGACGTCTCCGGCGCAGACCCGGGAAGTACAGCGGAGGGTCACACAGCAATTCATCGACACAGACCCTACAACGGCTGTGCTTATTCCGGTGTCTCGCGTCAGTACTCCAGCTGGGGGATTCCAAGAACAAGACGGAATCCCTCGAGCGGCCCAGACGTTCAAGCTGTCCGAGCTGAATTTCGATGCGCAGCCCACCATCACGGTAGCGGGTGTGGAACGGATCATCTCCTACCACCTGATCGGACCACACGACATGGCTATCGCTGTCGGAGACTATTGGATCGATGGCGGGGGGACTCGCTACGACGTGGTGGCGCTCTCCGAAGGCTGGGATTACATGGTCAAGGCGATGGTGTCTCGTCATGTTCCCCGAGGATCGAGGCCGTAATGGCACGCGGCGTATTTGTCTATGACTCGCTGACTCCTTCGTTGAAAGAACTCCTTCCGAAGGTCGATGCAGCTGTAGACCTCGTGTTTGATCGGTATGAGGCTGAGGCCGAAACTTACGCACGAGCAAATGCGCCTTGGCATGACAATACCGGTAACGCGAGGGCTGGCCTGTTTGCTCAGCATGATGCAGAGCACATGGTCAGGCATTCGCTCACGGTCTACGGAACGATGCCCTATACGTTCTGGCTGGAAGTCCGGTGGTCGGGTAAGTACGCCATCATCGGTCCTACAATCGTTAATCTGGCTCCCCAGATGGCGGCAGACATTGCGGCGGCAGTGTCTCGGGCAGTGAGGTCTTAATGCGTGCCCTGATAATGCAGGCAATTATCGCCGATGCAGGTATGAATGCTTTGGGCATTAATAACGCTAGTGCCTTTGCTGTTGACGTAGACACTCCGGATGCTCGGCCATTTCTGCAACTTCGATGGGGGCGGAACGATGTTGCCCTGTCGCAGACAGAGGTTGGTCGGCGGACTCTTACAATCTGGGTGCACGATCAACCGGGAGATTATGGAGTAATTGACTCCATAGTCTTACGACTTCGGGCGTTGCTTCCGACGCTTGTGGGCCAGAGTAATGGACTGGGTTATCTGATCGCAGTCGAATGGTCTGGTGATAGTGAAGACCTGGCCGATGACGGGCACAGGACAATTGCTCGGAACTCCAGCTTTGTGCTGGTTGGCTCGGGCCAGTAGGGAGGGAAAGAATGCGTTACGTCAGGTACATTGGCCCTGCGCACGAGCGGCAGATCACTGCTCGCGACTGGCGTGGAGTTGGCATCAACGGCGAGACCGTGGTGTGGTCCGCTTTCAACGGCTTCTCGGTTCCGCTCGAGCAGCTCACGGACGACCAGGTCCGCAAGGCGATCGATCCCGATCAGTACTTCGTCATCACCGGAGACGGGGACGACGAGGAGGAATTCGTTCCGACTCCGCAGAACCGGGTGATGACGCCGGACCAGGTCGAGCAGGTCACCAAGGACCCGGTGGACGTGGTCGAATACCTGAACGGTGGCGATGACGTCTCTGTGAGCGGCTCAGGGGCTGTTCCGGGCGGTGGTGGCGCGGCTCCCACCAGTACGTCCACGGGCAAGGGTGCGGGTAGCGACGCCCCGGGTACGACGGCTCACTGATGGACCTCCGCTGCCCACACCGAAAGTTTGGGGAGGTGATCGTGCCTTCTGTTAATGATGACGGAAGGATTGAGGTCGCTTGCCCTTCGCGCTGGTGTGGGAAGCGGCCAGGTGTGACTGTGCTGCACGTATTCAGCACACAGAATGGAGAACTGCTGGATACTCGGCGGTTCCGATCTCCTGAGGGAGGGAAGTAAAATGGCACTGGGAAATGCTCTCCCGTATGGTCTGCGGGACGTGAAAATCATTCCTTATCCGACTCTCGATCGCCTGACGCTGGGCAGCACGCTCACGGATCTGCCGGTTGCTCGGACTTTCTCGTTCAACGACACCGAGGACTTCGAGGATCTGCGAGGCGACGACGCGCTTCAGACCTCGCATGGTCAGGGTGCACAGGTCGAATGGGAGCTGGAGTCGGGCGGTATCTCGTTCGCTGCTCACGCCTCCATCGCTGGCGGTCAGGTGATTTCGACTGGCATCAGCCCCAACCAGGTCAACCGGTTCCGCAAGAAGACGACCGACCAGCGGCCGTTCTTCACGGCGATCGGTCAGGCCATGAACGACAACGGCGGGGACTTCCAGGGTGTTGTCTGGGCCTGCCGCGCTACGGGCAACATCGAGTCGGAGTTGGGCGACGGTGAGTTCCTCATCCCGTCTGTCTCCGGTATCGGTTTCCCGTGCCTCGCGTCGGGCCTGATCGGTGGTGTGGACGTCAATCAGTCGATTTACGACTTCATCCAGCGGGAGACGGCTGGCACCATCGCGGCTCCGGTTCTCGACACCCCGGCCGCTCCGTCGGTGTACTCGCTGTCGGATACGGGTGGCACCACTACCGGTGGCGAGATCATCCGCGTCACTGGCTACTTCCCCGGCACGATCACGGCTGTCACCGTTGGCGGCACTGCCGCTACCGACTGGGAGCTGGAGTCGATCAACATGCTCGTCCTCATCACTCCGGCGCACGCGGCTGGTGCTGCGCAGGTTGTGGCGACCAACGCGACTGGTTCTTCTGCGACCGGCGCTTTCTCCACGTACACGTACGTCTGATCCTTCGCGGAAATTGGAGCACTCGATGCCTTCCCAGAACTTCACCCCCAACAACGTTTGGGCATCTTCCACTCCGGCAGACGAGGTTGAGGAACTGACCCTGGAATCGGGACAGACCTGCCTTGCCAAGAAGCTGTCTATCGACGGCATGATCGCTGCTGGATTGCTGGCGGAAATGGACGCCCTCACCGCGTCCGTGAACAAGTACACCCGCAAGGTCAAGGGCGGGAACAAGAAAGCAGACGGAGTCGAAATCGACCAGTCACTGCTGATGAAAGACCCCTCGGGCATTCAGTCCATGATCAAACTCATGGACAAGGCCCTCCCGCATATCGTGATGTCTCCCCGCATGGTCCTTCACTTCACGGAAGAGACGGTGGGAAAGACCCCGGTCACCAAGAAGCTGACGCCGGAGGACCGCGCGGCTATCTTGGAGAAGTACCCCGACACGGTGTTCACCGATCAGGTTGATTTCTCGGACAAGGCCGAGCTGTTTAACTGGTCCGCCGGAGGGCTTTCGGCGATGCTCCAGTTTCGTCAGTAATGCTCCCCTGATGTGGGAGGTGTGGTCAATGTCGCAGTCAATGCGATGCCGCCCTTCCATTCTAGTTGGTATTTCTGACCCCCTTGTCGCTTTCTACACTGATCGTGCGATCTGGACCTTTGCTACCGCTATTCAGGAAGAAATGGAAGCTGCCTTAAATCGGCTCCCGACCAGTGCCAAAGATAAGGCTAGACAACGCGCACAGCAAAGAGTACTTGATACCTTCTTGGGTGTCGAGGAAGTGGAACAGCCACAACGGTTCCGCTCGCCAGGTATGAGATAAAGGGGGTGACACGTGGCCGGGAACCACACGCTCGGGACGATCCGAGGCACCATTGAGATTGATTACGACGGTGCAGGTATCGTTAAGGCCGTTCGTGATACCGAGAAGACAAAGAAAAGCTTCGGTAGCCTAGGGGGAGCTAGCGATAAGGTTCTCGGCACGTTTGGTAAGTTTGCCAAGGGGGCAGCCGTTACGGCTGGTTCAATCAACTTGGTGCACAATGCCCTATCCCTCGTTGCTGGAACACTGGCGATTGTGGGGCCCCTCGCAGCTGCAGCGTTTGCGTCTGCCCCGGGTGTAATCCTCGCGTACGCCTCAGCCATGGTCATCTTCAAGATTGCCGTAGCCGGGGTGGGGGATGCGCTGAAAAATGCCGGGGGTGATGCCAAGAAGTTCAATGAGTCAATTAAAAACCTATCGCCTGAGGCTCAGAAATTTGCAAAGGCTTTTCGGGCGGCCTATCCTGCGTTGGTCCAGGTAAAGAAAGCGATCCAGGACGCATTCTTCAAAGGGTCTGCCGGGCAGGTTGGTGGAGTAGTCAAGGCGATTGGAACGCTGAAGACTATTGCATCGCAGGTCGCCCGTGAGATGGGTCTGGTGGCTCAACACATTGCCAAAGTTGTAACGTCATCTAAAAGCCTGACTGCAATTAAGGCCATCCTGGGGGGACTCCGGGATTTTATTCAGCAGGCTGGGGCAGCAATTGCCCCCCTTATCCAGTCGTTCCTCCGATTGGGGGGACAGGCCGGAGCTTTTGGCGGTATCCTTGGCGGTAGTGTAGCCGCCGGATTGACGCACCTAACAGATTTCGTCAACTCGGTGAACCTGTCTCAACTGTTCGCCACGGCTGCCCCCATTGTCAAGTCATTGGGTCAGTTCTTGGGTGACGTGGCTACTATCGCTGGCCAGTTGTTTTCAGTGTTCAATGTCGACGGTGCGAATGCCGCGGGTGTGCTCGCTGCTCTAGCATCTCAACTGGCCGCATTCCTCCAGTCGGCACAGGGACAGGCGGCTCTTCAAGCGCTTGGTCAAGCTATGCAGGC